CCTCCGCCGCCGCCGCCGCCGCCCTCGCCGCCGCCGCCACCGCCTCCTCCGCCGCCTGTGTTCGATTACTGCCGTCGAGATAATGAATGGCCCAGGAGTCCCAGATAGGAATCGGTATGCGCGTAGGTAGACTCAGGACCACATAGATTGCCCATACTGCGCGTTCGTAGGATGTAAAGATTGGCACTGGCAGTTCGCGGACCAATCGAAGATTTGAGACGCCGATCTTCAAGCCGTCTGATCGCCAGATCCCCGCCGCGTCGGCCTCAAAGAGTCGAGGCGCGGCGATACCCGCGTGAATCGGATTCAGCAGAATCGCCAGATCAGGATCGGCATATGCATGGAGCCAGCGATCTGTACAGAGCGGCCCGGATCCGGGATTGACACCTGGCACGACGACCCACGTATCAAGTTCCCAGGGAAATGTCTTGTGGGTCTGCATGGCCGCATCGGTCAGCTTGAAGACACGCGTCCCTATCGGGACTGGACAAATTTCGAAGGCCCGCATCAGCACACTCCCGTCGCGCCGAGCGCCACGAACTTCTGCCGGCAGTCGTTGATATGCGTGGGATCGGCGCCGCGCACGCCGCCGTAGATGTAGTACTCGAAAACCCGGTACACGTACGGGCCGCCCGGGCTCGTCTCGGCCAACAAGAATTGCGGGGCATCGGCTGCGAACGGCGCCCCCGGATCGTCACTCGGCGGCTGCACAGCGGGCCGGTGATACGCGGGACCGAGGTAGCGCGCAAGAATCTGCCAGACCGTATCGTCGAAGCGATCATCGTCAAACTCACCGAGGATCAAGTCGTAGCCGCGCATGGCGCCGCCCGGCGCGTAATCCGCGCGACCGCCGCCAACCAGCGGGTACCCCGTGCCGTGCTCGATGCCCACATACCACGCCCCAGCCGAACGAGCCGTCGTGGCAAATTGGGTGATCTGCACTGGCCAGCCATAATGGCTAATCCGCAACTAACCGTATATCAGCTGGGGTGTACTCACGCTGACGAATGACTTCCCAAGCACCCTTACCAAGAGGATTGAGCAGCACATCCCCTTGTCGTACTTGAATGGGATTTGCCGGATCGAGCATGATAGGCGCGTGCTCTTGGTGTCGCAGTTCACACGGGTGTAACACCAACAGAATCCGTCGTCCGTCCGGTTCCTCGAAGTACTCCATCGCGGGAAGTCGTACATCAGTCTCTGACGCCAGTACCTCATGACAATGCCCAGTGACCTCTCCGTGCGCGAGAATCACCCGTCCTTGCTCTTGGAGATCCTTTACCGTGACTGGCTTCACATAGGTCTTCATTTGCTCACATCCTCCCATCGCTGCCGGTTCATAATGAATTGGGGGGCCGGACTTCTACCGGCAACCTCTCGCTGACCAAGCGAGGCTCTAACTTTTTGAGCTACCCCCAAAACTGACCCTATGCGTACACCGGCAGTTTGGAACTCGCCGGGACACCCGTCCCCACCTTGACCGTACTGATAAAGTTCTGAATCCTCAATCGCGCAAAGATGTCCTTCCCACAGTGCTTGCACTGGACAATGTGCTGCGAGAGGCCAGTCTCTTTATCCTTCGGGAAACTTGCCATGCCAATAAACTGAGACTTCTTTTCATCACAGTCCGAACAGCGGCCCTCCCAGCGCGTCGTCGCCTGGTAGATACGCCCCAGGGTCTGTTCGAGCAGGTTGGCATAGACGACATTTTGTTCCGCACCAGACTTGCCCGCCATCAGAGGACCAGGATTGATCCCATGAGCACGAAGGTAATCCCCCATGCTGGTCCCTTCACGGTACTTGTTTCGTTTCGTGTCAATCCACCTCCGCTCCCCCCGGTAGCCGTTCGCCCCGTCAACAGTGGCGTTGGTGATGACACTCCCATCGATGATGGCGAGAAGCGCCCCTTCCTTATCAGCGGTCAGCACGATGGTGTCCCGCTCGCCGGTAGAACCCGGAATCGCTTTGATGTTCGTGGGTACCTGGAAGAAATACTTTCCTTCCGCAGGCGGACGGCGGTACTCCCCGCTGTCCTTGTAGCCGTCCCAGTCGATTGGGGCAGCGGGGTTGAGAGAGAGACTTGAGATGTCAGCCATGCGTTGTGTACTCCTGAAAAAGGTGACCGAGTGTGTACTAGTGTCAGTCTGCAATGTGTGTGCCTAGTGCGTCGTTTCCTTCTCATCCCCCTCATAGGGGACTTCCTCCACGATGACCCGTTTGATGCTCTCTGCCATCACCACCCAATTGTCACGAAGCATCTGCTGAGAACTGCGTGGTTTTCCTCCCTTGCGGGATTCGGCGATGTGGATCACACCCAAGGTGATGAACATACGATAGATAATGGCGGTCACCTCCACAGAGTTCAAGTCTGGGAGGACTAATAAGGCGGTTAACAACCGTTCGCTGATGTCTCTGAGCTTGGGAGTGTTCGGATCCGCAGAGCTGATCACTTTTGCACCTTTTTCATTTCCTCAGCCCTTGCTGCCTGCTGACGCTTGGCTAGTAACTCCAAGGCCAGCACCACATCAGCAGGATCCAGGATCTGAGGCACTGGAGAACTGTCTCGCCCACCCAGCGGAATGCGCGCATTGGCCAGCACCATTGCCCCACCAAAGTTCGCGTCAGACTGACTGACCATGTACAAGAGATGCCGTGTCGGACTGCCCATCTGTGTGGCCTTCACCAACGGGAAGGTATACTTGAACCAGCTTGGAGCTGCTGTTATCAGTGCCTTTCCAAACAGATCAGGACCAGCAATGGGAGCCCGCGTATCTTGGTCCTGATCCAATCGGCGCATGCCGGCAGTCCAGATCAAATGCCCTGGCAGGGATTGGGACACTTTGATCAGATCCTCTAATCGAGTCTGCACCATGCCATAGTGGGACTTGTCCAGGCTGGCCACATGCAGAGCGTCTTCCCCTGACCCAATGTCATTGATGAATGCCTTTGCCCCAATGCCCACTTGGGTGGGATCCGCGTGAGAGGTGCGAATGCGTTGACCCAGCTTGTGGCCAATCTGGGTGGCTGAGTCAAAGGCATAACAGCCAATTTTGGGGTCCAACCCCGATACCCATGTGCGGTCCTTGACGACCATTCCCCGTGCCGCCCGTTCCGACCAGAGAAATGGATCCATGTCCGGTGTGTCACTGTGAGCGCACACTTGTATCGTTCCAGCGTCTACAATGGGGAGGATGGAGTCAAGCCCGCCATAGTCCCCGGTGTACAGCCGCGTCAAGAGCCCCGTCTCCTGCCGCAACCTGGAGGCGAATAAACCGATCTGGGTGGTTTTGCCGCTCCCTGTCAAACCCGTGAGCAAGATGGTGAGTCGCTTGAACACCCCAAAGATGGGTACGAGGACATCAGCCAACCTAATCCTCCTGTCTGAGATTGATCTTTGCCGCGATCACTTTGTCCCGTGCGGCATCCCCACGAGGCTTGAGGGGATGCGGTGTCGGTGGAGCATTGGGGTCAGGCACGGGAATGGAACTCACGGCAATCCCCGATAGGTATGCAGATTGTACACAGCGGCCCCTGCGTGAATCCCAATTATCGTCCATTGCAATGTTCGAGCCAGCTTGGGACGGGTGTGATGCAGTCGGTCCAGGACCAGCCAACCCACAATCGCTTGTGTAGCCATCACGCCATCCAGGACGTACGGCTGTTGAGATCCCAATAACTGTTCATGCCCCCCACGAGCCACCGCCAGGTGGGTGGTCGTCGCGTCCGCGGCCATCGCCGCAATCCACGCCGCGAGCACTGCCTGTGTCAACATCATAACCACTGCCTCACTTTCAGATCGACCACACACCGCGCCGCGAATTGTTTCGCGGTGCCAACAATCCGCAACCCGTCTGGTGTCCGTGCGCGGCTCAACGCCACATAGAGCATGTGAGGGTGGGCAAAGAACCGATCACGAAGATCGACTTGTACCTGATCAAGGCTGAGCCCTTGCGCCTTGTGAACGGTACTCGCCCACGCAAGTCGTAAGGGCATGTACGCCACACTTCCCACACACTGACGCTGTTTGCCTGCACCAACGACGTTATCACGTGTCGCCATGGTCACTTCCACAATCTCCCCGGTACGCACAAGCTGTACCACTGCCGAGCCAGCCACTTGATCCTGTATGATCCCCAGGTCCCCATTGACATAGGTAAAGGCGGATGATCTGGGCTCCCGCTTGTTTGCGAGAATCATCACCAACGCTCCCACCTTCAGCGACAGATTGTGCGGGATGTGCTTCCATTCTGCACGGGGGGTTCTCCACTTCGTACTGGTAAACTCCAACACCCGCCCTGGCAGCTGTTCCAGCTTGACGGCATTGTACGTATCCACCTCAACATTCCTGGCCTTGAGCGTGGTCCCGTCAAAGGAGGACAGCGGGGCAGAGGACAGTCTGTCCCCAAAATAGGACAGAGCGGTGTGGTGGTCGCCCCTGCGCACGGCGCCCAGGGCCTCAACAAAGTCCCGGTCTGTTTGGCGGTAAATCTCAGTCAGGTGTGTGACGTGTGGAGTCACCTGTCCCCATTCCTCGGATTCAAACGCAAAGGGCTCGTTGATGGGTGGGAGCTGAGCAAAGTCTCCCACGAGTGTGAGTGTGATGGGCCGGGATGATCCCAGATTGACCGCAGTGATGGCTTGTATCAGGTAGGTGAGTTGAGTCCCACTCAGCATGGAGACTTCATCCAGCAGGAGATGACAGACACCGTGGTCTCGTAATGACCGCAAGCGTGTATGGAGTGTTTTAGACGTGAAGATCCGCGCCAATTCGTGGGTGTCGAAGTATCGTAGCAGGGCGTTGATCGTCGTCCCCCCACAGTTGACCGCAGCGATGCCAGTCGTCGCACACAACACGGCAGTGGGATCCTGATCAGCCTCTGCATGGATACGGAAGGTCTTGCCCGTGCCTGCCGGGCCGGTGATGAAACTGAAGACCGACATTATGCCTGCATGGGCGTTGGGATCAACGCGATGAATGGCTCCTGGTGGCTCGTATCCCGCTCCTCGTACAACCCACTACCCACCGGATCCTCTCCTATCCACGGCGTCCAGCACGCATCCCGGTAGCTGCATTTGGAACCAAACCCGGGTTCGCAGGCACGGAACGTGTGGGGAAAGAGATCGTCCAGGCTGTCCGTGTACTGTTCGGTGGAGGCTCCCATGAGCTGACGAAGGCGGGCCGCGTGCACGCGCACCTCCCGCAAAAACACCTCGACGAGTTCATTCCTGATGAGAATCGGGGGGGTCAACCCATACTGCCCTTCCAACACCTGTGGACACTCATGCTGTATGTGCTGCACCCACGGCCCCAGCCCCTCTGTCAGTGTCCATGTGGGGAACTTCTCCCAGCCTTTGTAGGATTTCGGACGCTCCACTTGGTACTGATCCGGGACCACACCGGGACTGCCTCGTCGTACCCATCCCCAAGCAAAGGGGCTGGCCTGGGTTCCATCATAACTATTCCGATACCCTTTGGACAGACCCAGCACGAGACAGCCAGCCAGGGGAATGTGGAGGGTCTGTTCGGCCGCGCGAAGGCCACTGTGGACTTGTACAGCCGTGTTCCACTGCCCCAACCATCGGGCATCAAACCGCGCGGAGGTGGTTTTGTACTCGACGTACCAGTACTCTCCTGTCGTGCGGTGCTGGATGATCAGATCGGGGCGGGCGACGAAGTACACGTCATCCCCGAGCGGGAGCACACATGGGGGTTCCACATGCGTGACACGGTACTCCTGCATGAGCTTCGGCCAGAGGGAGATCATGAACCCCCGCATGGAGCCTTCAGCAATAGCCCCCCATTGATTCGCGTCGGCCCCATTTCGGCCCAAGGAGGTACACAGCGTACGTACCGTGGTCTGGACCATACGGTACGCTGTCCCATCATCGTGCTGGGCCAGGTTGGCCAGCGCCTCATGGATGATCGTCCCATACTCCAAATCAAAACTCTGTCCAACAGGCTTGATCCCCGCACCGCCGTGCATGTATGCCCAATACCCAGCGCGGGGACACGTCCAGAACGATTCCATGTGAGATTTGGAGATAAGGACAGGAGTCATAATTTGTGAGAAAGCGTCTTGCAAATCCAACGCCACTGGCACCCCCGTTGCAGCATGGTAAGATCACGCATGTCCAATCCGCTCATTCCTGGGTGGTGTGACCGGGGCGCCATCACACTACTCGCAGGGGCTTCCCACGCAGGCAAGACGACACTACTGGGCCAGCTCCTGTGTGGGCTGAGTACAGTACCATCAACATGGCTGGGTGTCCCAGTACAAGGACACCTCACAGTCGCGTATGTCCTCGCAGGAGATGCCAAGCCTTGGGAGGATACCGCCGAGGTGTTTCACGATTTGCATGCGGTGGTGGATCCGCAACGACTCAGCACCTCATTGGAATATCCTACCCATAACCCCCACACGTCCATCGACCTGCTCCTCACAGCCCTGGACCATCTGCCGGCATCGGATCTGTACATCATTGAGGGGTTGACCACGTTCATCTCCCCGATCAATGTCAATCACTACCATGCCCCACTTCAAGGGCTGAAAGAGTTAACCCGCTGGGCGGGACGACAGCACGCCGCCATCCTCGGGACACATCATGTCGCCAAGCTGGATGGAGGCAACAAACCACGACGACCGCTCGACAGGGTACTAGGCACCACGGCGCTGGTCGGGAACGTCTCACACTGTGCAGTCCTGGAAACGCCAGAGGAGATCCGACTGCCCACCTATCGCATCACGGTGTACCACCGTCGCGCGAAGACCCAGACGTTGTACCTCACCCGTGCGGACCGTCCAGCGGGTCCGTTTGAGTTAGTCGTGAGTAAGGATCCGCTCCGGGAGATATTTCTGGCCGGCATCCCACACGCCCCCAATACGGTGCATATCAAAGCCTTGTACACGCTGGCCCCCTCCGAGGACAAAGCCAAGCGGTGGGTGGATCAGCTCCTGGACGAGGGATTGATTGCGCGCGGTGGCCGGGGCACCTACTCTCAGCTGTAACGCTTCCTCGTAACTGTCTACACTTCCTCGTAACTGTGTACATAGTGGCGGTTGCCGCGGTTGCCGCCACGGTCGTCACAGACCGCCCGACTGACAATTTTTGTCACATGCACTATATATAGGGTAGGGTAGTGACGGAGGTGGAAGTTTGCACCTAACTCACCTAAGTCCAATGTTCTCCTAAGGTTCCTAGGTGCAAACCCTCTGCACCTAACGTGCACCTTGCACCTAAGGGTGCAGGAGTGTGAACCTTAGGTGCACCTTAGGTGCAACCCCTTTGCACCTAGGAACTTGTTGTATCCACTGGAGTTAACCTCCATAGGTGCACACTTCACGGGCTCTATAAGGGGTGTGGTTTTGTGTCTTTGCTGTCATAGGTTCCCTGATGCAGTTGATCCACGAAGGAGGACTACAGACATCGGGCCGTTTCAGGGGCCATCCAACCGTGGGACGACCACACTTCGGGCAGATGGTTACTTTTGTAGGCGGGGTCACAAACATCTCCTGTGCTTTGCCATCGCCCTGCCCTGCTCTGTAAGCGTCACATAATACTCTCCGTTTTCACGTTCAATCGGCTTCCCGCAAAAAGGACAGAATGAATATTCATGGGCAATTGGCCCATAACAAAAAGAACAAGTTTTCATACATTCTCCGTGCTGAAGTAGCGTCTATGTTCTCAAGGTTGTCCGATTGGCCCTGACCTTGACCCTGACCTTGACCTTGACCCGGTTCATCGACGGGCGATCCGTTCACTCACGTCTGAGGCTGTCTCAATGCACTGTCGCCACAAACGGCAGACGTTTGGCTCTTGGACATGTTTGACCTGCTTCGCATACTTCAGTTGTAGCACGTCAGCTAAGTACTCCCGATAGACCTTGAGCGCATCGAGGACCACCATTTGTTCTTGGGAGGTCAGGAAGATCAATCGACGGTGAGTCATGGTCCTCTCCTATATTGTCGCCAGAAACGTCGCCACGCAACAGCCTGCGTGTGTCGTCTCTCTTCGGGGTGGGTAGCGTCAGTGTTCCGTGCTGTACCAGCCAGTCAATGCCTTGTTGCACACGCTCGATGCCAGTCGCGCCGTTCAGTCCGCACTTCTTAGCAATCTGCTCCACGGACATGCCGGCCGCTGCCAGCTTGCCGATGCGCGCGTTCTTGTGATTCATGAACTTGACTCCCACGCATAGACGGATTTGGGTTCTTCACTCATACATGCATCCTTCCGAAAAACCGTGCGCGGCCGCAATTCTTGAGGGGTCATATTTTCTGGGCGCTCCTCAGTAGCGAAACTTGAACCGTAATGACGGAGTCAAGTATATAATTCCCCTATGTTAACAGTCTCCACGCTCGTCCACAATTTCAATGTAGGGTGCAACCGCAATCAGCCACGCCACCCGGACGGCCGGCGAATCAAAGACCTTCACCTTGATCGGGCCGGTCGGTGACCAGCGATAGCGGATGATGGACAGGGGCAGTGGATAGGGTGCCATCATCCTGCCTCCTTCTCGGACCGATCCAGTCCGTCATGCCTACACCCCAATTGGCCGCACTCTCCACAATACTCTTCGCGATCGATGGGTGTCAGATCCTCCGGATCGACCACGATCCGTTGATCGTCGCCGATCATCGTGACCACAACGTGACCTGTGCGGTTCTCGCAACCGGACCATTCGGTATCCTCGTCCGGAACGGTTTCCCACCCACGGGCATGGAAGGCCACGCCCTGATACCCTCTGACCCTGTAGGCATCGGCTGGGAAGGCCTGATCGTCTGATTCGTAGTGGATTCGATGATGTTTCATGACTTGTTCTCTCCTTTGTCATTACGCCGCCGGTTTTGAGATGAACGCGATCACGAGCCAGGCAAGGACAACGAGGATGATCATCATACGGCTACCCCCTGCGTGTAAAGCGAATCGATCCGGCCGTCGTCACACTGGTCGCGCGTCAGGATGTAGAGCGCACACCCACGCGGATCGCCTTGCACATACGCGCGCAGGGCGTAGGGCTTGCCGGTCTCTTCGTCGCGCTCAATGCAGCCGTGATCGGTGCCGCATTCCCGCTCGTGCCAACGGTGCAACGTGAGACTGATTCGGCGAAGCGCGTCGGTATCCCCACGACTGACGCCGAGCGCCATCAGTCGATTCTGTGTCGCAGTGATCTCCATGGCTTCGCGTTTCGTCATAGAACCTCCTTATGACGGAAACGAACGCGCATCACGTCGGCGTAGGACTGGAGATTGCCCCGGCCAATGTTGCGTCGATACTGCGGAATGTCATCTACTCCACCGTCTTCCGTACAGTCACGAACAATCAAGGCTTGGTCGGCGTCCGACAGATCATGCCAGTCCTGGCCGAAGTTGTAGCCAAGCGCGAAGCGTAAATCATTGCTCTTCATGACGAACTCCGATCTGCCGCGGGAACAAATCCCTGTCGCCGGCACGCATGGAGGGCGGCTCGAAGGTCAAGAATTTGTTGCCGATATTCTGCCGTCCGTGCCGCGTTTGCCGCCCATGCCGCGCTTGCCGCCCGTGTTGCCGCCCATGCCGCGCTTGCCGCCCGTGTTGCCGCGCTTGCCGCGCTTGCCGTCCGTGTTGCCGCGCTTGCCGCCCATGCCGCGCTTGCCGCGCTTGCCGCCCGTGTTGCCGCGTCTGCCGCCCATGCCGCGCTTGCCGCCCGTGTTGCCACCTCTGCCGTCCGTGCCTCGTCTGCCGCCCGTGCCGCGTTTGCCGCCCATGCTGCCGCGTCTGCCGCCCCTGCTGCCGCCCGATTTTCGCCTGACAACCATCTTGCCGCCCACTGCTCAACTGCTGTGACCCCGCACGTCAGGGCATGAGTCGTAATCGCGCGCGTCAGGACGGCGACCTGCCAGCGTGTCAAACATGTGGTAGACAACGTCCCAGGACGGCAGGCCATCCAGACCTTGTGCTCATCGGATAGGTCAGGGAGATCAAGGATCTGCTGCAGTGTCAACGTGCGGCGGCTCCCGAAATGCCGCCGGATTTCAGTCTTCGATAAGCACGGCCGATGTTTCAACACGGCCGCGATTGTCCAGGAGGTTTTGGTGTTCATTGTTTGTCTCCCGCACCCCAAAAGGGCGAATACGCAAATGGCACGTCATACCAGAGGGTGTTCGTGATCTGATCGACAAACACAGTGACGCACGCACGGCACGTGTAGGACGCAAGAATGGCTCGACTCTCGGCCGTCACGTGGACATACAAATCGCTGTTATGCTGGGGCTGGGGCGCCCCCCTGCACAAAATCGGACGCACCGAAGACACACAGATAAGCCGACTCTCAGGAGTCGCAGCCTTTCGTGCGTGACGTGTGCAGAAATAGAGGTAGTACACCGTCATACCAATGTGACGAACACTTTCGAGCGATGCGCGGCGTCCGCATTCATGCCACCCTCGGCGAACAGATCCGATCTCAGCACAACACCGAGGTACGTTGGCTGTTGTCTTCATATATCCTCCGGCCGGTCGATCCGGCGAACAAGACCCCACACCCAGACGAACACCACGTCAATCGCGAGCCAGGCACCGACGACGACAAGGGCGGTCAGCATACCCTCACCTTCCGGCCAGACCAAAAGAGCGGATACGCAAATGGCACGTCATACCAGAGGGTGTTCGTGATCTGATCGAGGAGCACTCCTGCTGCGATAAGTTGATCGTAAATACTCATGCTGTCCTCCTACCTCGACAGTCGTGACCAGACGATGCCAAACGCGAACGACGCCGCTACCCACGCGAGCAATACGACAATCACTGTATGTAACATCTCAGCCTCCATGTGAACACCGACACCCTCCACGGTGGTGGGACAAGCCAAACACACAGTCACGACTAACATAATCGTAATTACGCCGCGGCCTGGAACTGTCTGTCCCATGCACCATGTCGGCCAACCACCCCGCATACCGATAGTCCCCACAATCGTCATCGAAGTCGTCGGAGGTGCGTCCGTGCCAGTCGCAGAGTTCCCCGCCATCGTCGTCGGTCATTACGAGCGCAGATGTATCCTCAATCATGATATCCTCCTGGCAACCAGTACGACTTCACCGTTCTGTCGGGTTATGGGAACAGCGGATCGGATCAACGTTCAATCTTTGTAACTGCACCTCTCATGCCGGCCCATCTCCCCACGAGCCACAATGAATACGAACGGTGTATTGGGCATCCGGCTCAATGGAATGCATTCTACTGAACCACAAGCGCAATAGCCTAGACTGCCGTAAACGACTGCCAGCGAGAACGATCTCTACGCATTGCGACAGGGCCGTTCCGCGCCAGAACTCAATCCGCGTGCAATACATATCTATTCTCCTGCCCAGAAGTAGGCACCTTTGATGCCAGTTCATTTCCCCACCACCGCACACCGCATGCCAGGTTTTTCGCCCCACTGTGTACCGTTTTAGGGCACATCATGCTTGTAAACCACAGAAGTCAAACGACTTATGACGAATGTCCCATTATAGAACACTCTGTCCATAATGGGACAGTCCAATAGTCTAATACAATTTGGCATAAGGAGACATCCTTTCCCCTGTATGTATGAAATGTGAGCGCAGGACACTCAACCTAAATGTGAGTGGGGGACACTCAACCCAGTGCGGGGACGACCGATATAACGTGGCGGTTGCCGCGGTTGCCGCATGCCCGCCTCAGGCGAGCTGCCTCCAGGACACTCACGTACGACATGGTATGTGAGCGGAGGACACTCAACCTAGCACGACATTGTGTGACATTGTATGACACTGACCACCTGGGGGGACACCGCGCGGGGAGGGAGTCAGCGCAGTGGAACGGGGTGACCTCACGAAAATTTTTTCCCTTAACCCGTACATCAACAAGCAGTTAGCGCAAAGCCACACTCGCCAATATTTCGTTTCCCAGTTTACTGTCTGACACACCACACCCTAAGTAGTGGTACGAGCAGCACTTAAAGGATGAAAAAGGCTGTGCGGGAGTTACGGGTATTTCACCGTATCTTCGCCTCCAAGCCCCAAAAGTGTGTGTCGATAAAGCGTTGCCAGTCAGGATTCCACGAGTGCATCCAGACCTCATGATGCCAGGACCGTTGCACTGCACACCACACCCTAGTCATCATCATCGATCACCAACCGCTCACACAGCAGGTTGAGGATCTCCCGCCCCACATGTTCACAGATCACTTCGTGGTCAGGAGTCTCGGTATGCTTGAATGCACGACGTATCCCGAACGCGGCACCTTCCTCCACACAGGCCACCAGGACCGGATAGAGCCTGGCACGAGGACGGGGTTTGCGTGTGGGCATGAGTGGAACCTACTTGGGCCGCTCGTCTCCGCACAGCGGAGATTCGCGGAGCAGCTGACGGAGGCATTGATCAGCCTCATCACAAGTGTGACACAATCCGGTACGAATGCCTGTGGGTTTATGGTAGTACTCAACCTGCACAGGCTGACCGTGTTCATACTTACAATACGTTGAGAGATCCGCTGGAGCAATTTTCACTTGAACACCCGCAGGACGCGAAACTCTGGTTCGGGCAAATCAATGGGCGCATTGATATCGCCCCCGTCCCAGTGACGGCTTTCCAGCAGCATCCACACCATCCCATTTTGCGCTCCTGCATTGAGCAGCACAACGCCATCTGGAAGGGCGTGGGTATGACACTCCACATAGTGCTTCCCGGAGGTACAGAGGTACAGATACGTCATCGCCGGCAGGGTGAGCAGTCGTACGCCCATTACGTCCGCTCCGGCCGCCGCCAACGAAACGTCACAGCGACATGCCCACAATGGATGGTCGTGAACCAGGCAGAGCGTTGACAACTCCAACTGGTTTGTGAAAACCAACGCACTTGCAACAAGGTGCGGGGGGTGCAGATTAGGTCCATTTCTTCTCCAAGCAGGCATCACAGAGAGGGGTCACACTTCCGGTGGGAATGGTGACACCACACGTTGTACAGAAGGTGGGCAGCACACCCCGTGCCATTTGTCGCCGTCGCCGTTGGGCTGCCTGCGTGCCGTCATGAGGGAGCCATGCGGCCCGCTCCACAACGATTTGGCGCTTGGTGATGGGATGCTCCACGGTCTTGTCTTTGGTGCGTAAGGGGCTCGTCATCAATATTGGCCACAAAGAATTGCATGGTTGCACGAACTGTGCCATACTACTCTTCGGAGCCGATGTCTCACGCCAACCCGCCCACACCTCCCGGTGTTATGCAGCCCGTGCCCCCTCCTCACGAGGCCGCGCGCATGGCGATAGGGGTGTTGGCTCCTCTTTCTCCTCCCCTTCCAGCAGTGAATGGCTTCCGAGGCATGGTGTCCATCCCAGTTCCCGCAGGCACGCTCATCTCCAAGCGGGAAGCCCGCCTTCGCCGGCAGCTTGCTAAGGCCATGGCGATGCGGAATGCCGGGTCCACGTGGGAGGACATTGGCGCACGACTCCACCGCCACAAGGATACTATCCGCATGGCGATCCGCAATGCCATTCGTCGCGGGTGGATTGAAATCGCCACGACGTCCACAGACGAGGACACACGGGATCTCCTGCTCAAGCCCAAGGTGGTGCGCAATTTGAATAAGCTGTTGGATGATGAAGATCGAGCTGCCACACTGATGGCGGCAAAGGGTTTGGGGGTCTTCCAAGACTACTCCGCAAACAAGAACGGGCAGGCTGCACCCCAGGTGCTCCAGATCAATATTGCCATGCCCACGGGACCAACCCCCCGACTTCCCCCGGGAAGTTGTGGGGGCACCCCGGCCATTATAGAGGGATTGACCCTCGAACAGGACTAACATGAATTTCGCTGGCTGGCTCAAACTCGTGGAACAGATCGCTCCCATCGCATTGTCCGTGACGCCGCTCGCTCCTATTGCCCCCTTTATTGCTCTGGGCATCAAGACTGCTGAACAGATTCCTGGAGCCTCCGGAGCGGATAAACTGGCCCTGGCGACGACCATTGCGCAATCAGGGGTTGCCGCAATCAACGCCCAGGCAGGGCACCAGGAAATCGATCCCATGCTGGTCAATCAGGCCATCGCGCAGGGGATTGGAACAGTCGTCGCCGTGGTCAACACGGTCCACGCAGCCCAGGCGGAAGATGCGGCGGAAGTCCCCAAGTAATCATGTGTGGTCCTTGTTCAATCGCGGGTGTTCCATCGGACGATTGACGGCATTCCGACCGCGGATGAAGTCAACACCCTCATTGATGGTGTGCAATCACAGGCCAATGTGTTCATGGCGACCCTCGCACCCGATCATGTTCTCGATTATCACTCGCACTTCGCGCAGGCGGGCAAGTACGGCCCTCTGACGCATTATCAGATTACGATTGTGTACCTGACCTCGTAGGTGATCCATGAGTTTACTAACAGCCTCCGTTCGTGAATTAACTGATGCGCGTGCCCTCGATGTCTCCGTGGTGGATGGGAATGGGGATCAACTCACTGGGTTTGATGCCTCCCGCCCAGCGACAGCCACACTGACATCTATCGCGTCCAGCATCACGTCTGTGACCATTCTTGCGTCCAATCCCGCACGCCGAAAATTTCTGATCGTGAACGAATCCACGCGGGTGCTCAAGCTCGCATTTGCGGCCACGGCCACGGCCACCGCGTACTCCATCTTGCTTGCAGCCAACAGCTTTTATGAATCCGAACTGGGGGGCTATACCGGGATCATTACCGGTCTCTGGGCGGCAGTCAACGGGAACGCGCGGGTCACGGAAATTACCACCTAATGGCATGGGGAGTGTCCTCGTTGAGGAACATCGTCCCTCACGGGAGCCGGTCAAGACGCATGTGGATAGCCACGGGTGTGCTTGGGCCATCCACATCAAAGGGGAAGGATACCTCGTCATGCGCGTCCGGCGCAGTGCCACCCAGTTGAGTGAAGGGGTGGCCTGGTTCGATGAGGGGACGGTTCAACGCGCTGCGGACATTGAGGAAGCGTAATGCCTATCAGCAAGTACTTCAAAGGGTCCGGGACGAAGGTCATGGCGTCCATGCAGAAGCAGTATGGGGCCAAGAAGGGGGCGCAGGTATTCTATGCGACCGCCAACAAGCAGGGTGCCACACCATCGATTGAGGGGTTGAAGAAGTAATATGGTGGTCAGCTTCGGCCACGCTCGGGCAAAACCTCCTCAGGTTGATCGCGTGTGGGATGTGCGGGATCTCTCCCACAACTTCACAGATCCCGCCGTCAAGGCCCGGATTGATTTCATCACTCGTATGTGCCTTGAAACTCCAGGAGACATTGCCATTGGGTGTCAGTGGGGTCAGCACCGCGCTCCCTACATCGCCGAGGAAGTGGCGCGGCGACTCAAAACAAGTGTGAGACACCGGGATCGCGTCCCTGGAATTGCGAGGGCCAGCCGTGTCCTGACAAAGGTTCTGGCCAAGTTGTGAGTAAACGCCTTCCGCCGTCTGTGGGACAGGATCTCAAAAAGCCTCTCCTGTACAACCCCTATCAGATCGAATTTCAAAAAGCGCGTCGGTTGCGTTGGTGTTATGCCTGTCAGCATGTAGGCAGTACCAATCCATCAAATGGCGGCATCTTCACCTGCGACCACTGTCACACTATCTATCATGACACGATTTCCGCCCCTCGATACTACCGCTGGCTGGGAGTGTTCAGTGGACGGCGCGGCGGCAAGTCGCTCATCGGCGCACACGCGGCTCGGGAGGAAATGCAGGTACCCAATACCCTCGGATGGGTCTGTGGGCCGACCTTCAAGATTCTCCACGATGCGACCACTCCCACCCTCCTCAAACTCATTCCCCCGGACTGGGTGGATGATTGGTCTGAAGAACACATGGAGTTGCGCCTGACGAACGGGTCGGTGGTGCAGTTCAGGTCACTGGATGACCCTGATCGCGCTAGAGGCCAGGGGGTCCATTGGGCGTGGTTCGACGAGGCCGCATTTATCCCCGAGCAGGCGTGGAACATCTTTCGCCCCTCCCTCTCAGAGCACCGGGGCGGAGCCTTCTTCACGTCCTCGGTGAACTCCTTTGATTGGACCTACGATCGCATCGAAGTCCCCGCATTGGTGACACACAAGCCGGGATTCTGGGCCTGTAAGTACAAGACCTCCGAGAACCCACTCATTCCACGCGAGGAAATCGAGGAAGCCCGCGCGACGATGCCGGAATGGATGTTCAAACAGGAGTATGAGGCAGAGCGACTGACGGCAAGCGGAGCCGTGTACGGAGGCGCGATTGATTCACAGATTCTTGCGGATGATCAGGCCATCCGCACACTCATCCCCGAATGGCCCGCGATCAGTCCTGATCGTTTGTGCGTGGTGGGGTTGGATTCCGGTGCTGACCATCCATTTGGTGCGGTGCTGCTCGTGGCCACCGAGAAGGGACTGATTATCGTCGCTGAGTATCTCGAACGTATGGCCTCATACACCACCCACATTGCGGCCATCAAACGCACCATGACGCGCATGGGCAGTCTCAGTCCCCGCTGGGCTGCGAACCGCAACGAAGCACAACTCCGGGTGGAGTTTTATCAGCACGGGCTGAGCGTGTGGCCTGCGGAGAACAACCAGGAAGCGGGCATTCAGCGAGTCCATGCGTGGCTGGCTCCTCACCAACTCTGGTTTGCCTACACCTGTCCGAAAACCATCGAGCAAATGCGGCGCTACCGCTACGCCGACCCTCCACCAAACGGCGAGAAGCGCACGAAGGAGCTGGTCTACAAGAAAGATGACGAACTTCCCGATGCCGTGCGATATGCGTTGATGACCTGGCCCACGCTCCCAAGCCCACCACTGGCAGACAAAGGACGAGACTGGACACAGGTACCCGAGAAGGTCCGCATGGACATCGAACGGATGCAGAGGTACGGCAAGGACGAACGCGATCTGACTCCGGTGGATGAAGGATACCCCTTGGGCAATTTCCACGATACCGTCGTGGAGGAGTTTAGCCCCTTTGGAGGACAGTTTTGGTAATTCGTCCACTTTCGAGTACAATAGCTAAGCGGTAGGAGGCTCTCTCTATGTTTGTCGCCCGTCGGCGGTACATCAACGCCCTCAGCCAGCTTCGTGAGCAACGGTCTCTGCGAGAAGCTGCGGAGCGTCAGAATAAAGTCCTCGAAGTCAACCTTGACTGGCTGCGCGCCCAGTACAACCAGGCCCAGATTGAGCGATCGGCGTTGTTTCAGCGCGTCACAGGGCTCAGTCTTCCCACCATGGCCATTGAGCGGGCCAAGCGGGGAGACATGACACCCGATTTTGGGGCCATGCCGTCGTTTGAAGATGCAGGGGATGAGGAAGCGGGTCGTTTGGGCATCCGACATGCGGAAGATGGCACACTTCAGTACACCAAGTAGGATATGAATGGCTGAATCCTCACCTGCCGACCGCGCTAACTCTCCCACCACCTCCCCAGACGCGGTTCCCCAATCTCCTCCCACATCCAGCATCGGCAAGTCCGATTCCGAGCTGCATGACCTGTTCATCAGACTGCGCCGGGAGTCGTTTGACCAACGATGGATTTTTGAACGGCAGTGGTTGCGAAACATCTACTACGTGTTGGGCCGTCAGTGGATCTTTTACAACACAAAAAGAGGGGAATGGCAGGACAAGCGGCTGGCCAAGTGGATTCCCCGGCCCGTCACCAACAAAGCCAAGGAAATTGTCCAAACCATCCGCGCCATGTTCACCTCTGTCAAAATCGGGGTGAATGCGCGACCAAATGGGGAGGATCCCGCCAGTGTCGTGACGGCCAGCGTGGCGGATGACCTCGCCCCCATCCTCCATGAGGAGCACGCGATGAACACCGTGCTCAATGAGATGGATTATTGGTTGATCGTCACTGGGAACAGCTTCCTGTACACCTACTGGGACCGCGATCCCAAGTACGGCGTGCTTCAGGTCCAGTTTGAAATCTGCAATAAGTGTGGAGCCGTCAGTTCCAGTGACGACATCCTCAGCGCTGGCCAGCGATGTCCTGAGTGTGGACAACAGGACTTCCGGCCGGCGATTGACCCCACAACGAATCTCCCTCGGATCGAAACGTCGCCGCTCGGGCGGGGGGTCACCCAGGCACTGTCCCCACTGGAGCTGGCCTTCCCCACGTCCATCCCCCGATGGGAAGATGTTCCCTACGTGATCCGCCTCCGATGGCGGGACAAGCTGTACTACGAGAATCACGCAGAACTCAAGGCACTCGTCCCGAAGATTCGCTGGGTGAAGGCACCAGCCGATCGTTCACTCCAAATCTTCCGCTCGCTCCCGCTGCAAAATGATCTCGGTACCGCACCACTGACATGGGGAGCCGGGCCACAGTCCACCGAAGCTGAGGGCATTGCGGAGTACGAACTGTGGATGAAACCGAACAACGACTTTCCGGAGGGCCTGGTCGTGCGCTTCGTGGGGGATGACGACCCTCAGGTGCTCCACATCGAGAGTGAAAACCTCCCAGGGCCGCTCCCCTACCACCACGCAAACGGTCACCCGCTGTTTCCCTTTGCTCATGCCGCGTATGAGCACGTGGGGGGCAGGATTCTCGGCAGTGGCGCCCTCGATCCGGTCATCCAGAAGTTTGACCAGGTCAACCAGCTGGACAGTCTCATCCAGATGATCATCCAGCGCATGGCCAATCCAGTCTGGCTGGAACCCAAGGGTGCGGAAGTGGAGAAGTTCACTGGGGAGCCTGGGTTGGTCGTAAAGTGGAATCCTCTTGTAGCTGGGGGAAATGCGAAGCCCGAGCGGATACCCGGTGAAGAAGTGAATCAATCGCTGTTTGCGATTCGCGAACAGTACTTGAAAGACATCGAAGAAGCGACTGGCACGTATGACATCCTAAAAGGTGCGCGTCCGACCGGGGTGGAAGCCTTCTCAGCATTACAACTGCTCGTTGAGCGTGGGCAATCGCGGTTTGCCAATGCGTTTCAAGCCCGTGGGGATGCGTATCGTTCATGGTTTGCCTCGGCGCTCGAATTGGAGCGCGAATTTGGCCCGGATACTCGAACCAAGGCCGTGCTTAGTCCCACGCGCCAGTACGCCTTCGAAACCTTCAAGAATGCGGACCTCAGTGGCAGCGTGACTATCATTGTTGAGGATGGGACGAATACTCCTAAGACTTCCCTCGGGGAACGTGCGGCCATCGAGCATCTGAATCAACTCGGGATGGTGAATCCGCAAGACCCGGATCAGCGGTACGCCATCTATCAGAAGTTTGGACAATCGCGGCTGGCTCCGGGCATGGATGTTCAGGTACAAGGGGCGCTCCAGAAGCAGGAAGCTTTTGAGAAATGGGTGACCAACGGGGGTCCGGCACAAACGCCTGATCCAACTCATCCCACCTATCCTTTGCGATGGCTTCCCTGGTATGACCCCCAGATCCACCGGCAGGAATTTCTGAAGTGGGCGAACTCGGATCGGGTGCGCCAACTGTTACAGATGCAACCCTCGTTGGAAGGATTGCTGACGGCACACTTGCAATTGATCGATGTGGCGATTCAGGAGAAGCAGATGGGACAACTCGATCCCACTGGGCTTCCAGTTGCTCCATCGTCTGGAACAGCACGTCCCGGTCGTGCTCCAACACCCATACCCGGCGTTCCAGGTCAGGGAGCGGGTCGGGCGTTGGCGAACTCAAACCAGAACTCGGGGGCGCTGGCGGCGCTACCGGGAGGTCCGGCCATGCAAGGACCGCAGGCCCCACAGTGATCGCTCCGTCCTCAAGGGCACCCAGCACCCCAAGCGCGGCATGGAAGGCCTTGGTGAGATTTTCCTGATGGACCACTGTAATACGTCCGGCGGTCACCGATACCGTACTGAGCACCTTATCCACAGCCGCACACAGGGTCTTTAACGCATTGATTTCAATACTGGACATTCCAATCTCCCTAGACTACTCGTCGCCGCGTATGGCAATCACGACAGATATCATACCTGGCATTGAGGTCGAGTTGCCAACAATGCCACCCCACCCAACAACGACACACCATCCACCAGCGCACTTGACCCCCTGTCCTCATTCGGTTACACTATCCGTGTGCCATTTTGGTACACATCCGCAGACCTACCTGCGACACCACTAGGACGTGCCCATGCCTGACACTGCCGTCATCGCTGAATCTCCTGCCGGGACTCCTGCAACATCCGAGCCAGCGCAAGGGTCAGCCCCCCAGTCTGCACCTTCCAGTACCAGTACCTCCGCTGCACCCGCCAGCGCACCAACCGGGCAGTACACGTACAAGGAAGATCGCACCAACTGGGTTCCTCCGCATCGGCTGCGGGAGGAAACTCAAAAACGCCAATCGCAGGATCAGGAACTTGCCTCCCTTCGTGCTCAGGTCCAACAGGAGCAACAGCGCGTTCGCGTGCTGGCCGGAGTCGAGACGCCTGACAAATCTGCCGCCGACCAGCAACAGATCCTTGAAGCCCTTGTCAAAGTCGCCCCTCAGCTTTCCCCGCTGCTCCGCCTCTCTCCTGATCAGGTGGAGGAATTTTTTGGCTCCATCGACAACGCCAAGCAGACCAATCAGCACGTCTGGACCAACTACGGCAACCAGACGCTCAGCAACATTTGGACCAAGCTTGGGGAAGTCAGTGGAGGTGCGTTGACAACTGACGAACAGGAACAGGTCCGCGAGGACTTCATCCAGTACCTAAGTGCCAGCGACCAGCGCCGGGAACGGTATGAGGGAGGCGACCCCAAGGTGATTGAGGAATTTGTCAGCCGGATGTCTCGGTGGGTGGATCGCGGGCGGCGTCTGAGCACGTCCACCACAGCACAGCGGGTGACGAGGCCAATTCCCTCGGGCCGGGGCGGAACCGCTCCGGTCACCACCACCCAACGTGCCAAGATCAAACCCGGCGATTTCGATGCTCTGCTGGATCAAGCCACCGGCTATCTCCAAGAGCGCGGGATCGGCCTCTCCAACGATAGGTAATCCATGTTCGGACCTTCACTCTACCAATTCAACCTCCGTGCCCAGATTCTTTCTGGCGCCGAGGGGGTCCTGTTGGTCGGCGCGGACACGACGGTCCTCGACGGCCTCCTCAAGGATGTCTTTGAGGATTTCATCGCGGAAGCGGTGAACAACAAGTTCCCTCTCAAGGATGTGTTCAAGACGGAAAAAGTGCCGTGGGCGGGGGGTCGTGAGACCATCCACGCTGCGCACGTTGGCCGTTCAAACTCTGCCATGGCCTCTGGCGAAGACGGTGCGTTTGCCGTAGCCGGAGCCCAGAAGCATGTCCAGCTCCGCATTGATCAGCGCAAAATGATGGGCCGGGTCCGTATGACCTGGGAAGCGATGGAGGACACGACTCGTAGTGAGGCGGCCTTCCGCTCCGGCAAGAAAGACGAGATGACCCGCCTGATCGACGACTTCGCCAAGCGTGAGGAATTTTACCTCGCGACGGACGGTCGGGCGATCTTCGGCATTGTGTCGGCTGGTGGCACCACGACCACGGTGTCGATGCAGAATCCCGGCAATATCACCAACACGTCGTTCGGCAACCGCTTTGTGCTCTCAGGCATGGTCCTCGCGGGAATCAATCCCGCAACGGGTGCGGTACGTACAGGCACACCGGCCGTGACTGCGACCAGTTCAGCGGGTACCACCATTACGGTCGATGTGGCGCCCACTTGGTCCACAAACGATTACGTGGTCCAGGCCGCGAACACATCAGTGACTGATGTCCTCGACACGTCGTATGAAAAGGCGTTTTGGGGCATTTGTGCATTGGTGGATGATGGCACGTTCCGCGACAACTACTTCGGGGTGTCGCGCGCCAGCTATCCCAACTACAAGTCCTATGTGAGTGCGGCCACTGGGGCGCTCTCGCTGGACCTGATGCAGCGCGTGGCGGATATCGTCGATCAGAAGTTGAATGGCAAAATCGACCTGATCGTCTGCCATCACAGCACGCGACGGCTGTACATCCAGTTGCTGGAAGCGGATCGCCGCTACATGGGCGCTGCGCTCCTCAAACCAGATGGGGCCACGGCGGCATTCAAGCAGGGTGATCTCACGGTCGGGGAAGTCCCGATCAAGGCCATCCGCACCGTCGGTCTTGACCAGATGTTCTTCCTCGACACCGGCAACTCTGGGTTTGTACAGTACGTCAGCGAGCCCGGCAAGTGGGTGGATGAGGACAACCGCATTCTCGTGCGTGATGGGGTGGGCAGTTCGGCCCGCCACGCGTTCGAGGCGTGGTATTTTGTGAGGAAGCAGTACTACTGCCGGTACCCGGCGTACAACGCCAGACTCGACGGGATCACTGGACAGACGTTGGTTGTTGTCAGAGACGAGTAATTCCAAGTCCTGGGGGTCGGTGGCCAGTACCCACCGACCCTTGGGCAAGTTTTCGGGGGGTACAGTACTTTTATGGGCATTCTGGGTTTGAACTCCGATACGGTCACCCTGATCAACCGCTGCGATAAGGATCTCTCCGGCATGTGGGATGGTCAGTCCCGCCTCTTCAAGGCCAACAGCAAAACCCACGGCATTCCCCGCGAGGCGGCGGGAATCATTCTTGGCCAGCATCCCGTGATGGGCAGTGAGGATTTCTACGATCCCACCTCGTTTGATTCGTTGTTTGGTATTGAGGGCGAAACTAACTGTGACCCGCTAGAGGTGGTGAACGCCCCGCAGCGCGTAGACCTTGGTCCACAGAAGGCACGGCTACACGGGTCGAAACAGGTGATTCAGGTGATCCCCGCACGCGGCGCCAGCGTGTTTGATGCACGTGCGGACACAGGCGTGGGGCATGTCAGCGTCATGGCGGAGCGCCCTGTCGCACAGCACTCATGACCAACTGGATTCCCGACATCAACCGTTGCAAGTTGTCAGCACCCCCGGAGTGGTGGCTGAAGGGATTAGCGGACTTTGATGCGGATCTTGTGCTCATTCCCTCCCGGCAGGAGATGTTTGTGTACCGGGTGGCACGGCGGGCGACAAAAAGTCAGGGAATTGGCACGGCGGTCATTGCGGCGGTGGATCGACAGGCCGATACCGTGATGCTCGCACAGCATCGGCTCGTTCCAGTGACGACCATCCGAACGATGGGAACTTGGTCTTATAACAACCTCTACCAGCTCACGCACACCTTAGCCGATCGTGACATCTGGCGACATGGGGGAGCTAGTAAAGTCGCAGAACGACTGGACATGAACGATCAGCAGGAGCGTATGAAGGTGGATGCCACCATCGCGGCTGATGCCGATTACCGGGCGCGCGACGCCTGGCGGTCACTCCAAGCCCGAACCGGCCAGCGGGTGTTACATCCTGGCCTGACACCACGTCCCAGCGAGCCAGCCCCATTACGCAATTCCGCGTAAGGGGTACGTTACATGGGGTAGCGGGCGATCAAGCGTAGCGTGGTAAGGATAGAGTCTCATGGCATTCTCAGGCGAATCCGCACAACTCACCTGGCAGCGCGTCAAGATGTTCTTGGCCCTGACCGGGGCGTCTCCCCTCGTCGTTGCCCAGTTCAAGGCGCTCAAGTCGTCCTTGGCGCAACTGGTGGCTGGGGGATCTCCCAAACTCCAGTTTGTGTACCTGGACAAGACGACCAACAGCTCAGGCGACGGCAACGCGGATCAGGTGATCTGTGGTGGTGCGTGCCGACTGTATGGGTTGTACTTGAAGAAGAACACCGGCACCACGGCTGGGTACAACAAGATCAGCAATCATGCCACGGCCGTACAGGCGCAGGGGGAAATTATCCTGGCGAGTACGGCGGCGTCTGAACAGTGTGTGTACGTCAACCATGTGGGGAAAGACTTCACCACCGGTGCGACGTATGCCTCTGATACGACGTACAACGGCACCACGCGGAGCCTTCTGGTCGATTCCAGTGATGGCTTTGCCATCATCGCCGCGGAATAATGCGCAGGGCTGAGTAGGGCCTTCACTTCATCGCACCCCAGGATGGGCTCAGGGCTACTCCCCTGAGTCCCCAGTGGGGTGGAGTACATCACATGCCTGTCCGTAAAATTCGTCGTGGCGCCGTTGAACCTGTCGTCGGTGGTCCTGGGTGGAATACCCTCCGAGTGGATGCGACCACCGATACCCTCCGTATCGGGACTGGTGTCTCAGGAACCACAGAGAAGCAGATTGTCGATACCACGTCTACACAAACCCTGACGAATAAGACCATTGCCGCACCGACGGCGTTTGTGGATGGAGCGAGTGGAACCGCCATTCAAAACGCTGCCGACGCCACCAAGCAGGTCAAGTTTGACATTTCCACCCTCACCGCCGGTCAAACCACCACCCTCCAGTTCCCCGACACGAACGGGACACAACTGGTCCTGACCCAGACGGCGACCCAGACCGGCATTACCAACAAGACGTTCACGTCTCCGACCATTGCGGCCATTACCGGCGCGTGCTCGGTCGGTGGATCGGTCACCTCGAACGATGCCACCACACCGTCCTTCATCCTGCCCACTGGCAAGACCAACACGGGTACCGTGGTGGTGAATGGCAAGACATCGGGCAGTCTGACCGTGACGACGGCAGATGCGACCGCACAAGCGGTCACGGTATCGGCTGCGGCTCAGACGGCTGGCGCCTCGACCCTGACCATTCCCGATCAGGCAGGCACGGCACGCAACTTTGTCTTTGACACGCTGATCCAGACCCTGACCAACAAAACCCTGACCGCTCCACTCTCCACCTTGCCTGCATTTGGTGTGGCAACGGGTGGTGTGGGGTCGGAAACCATTGGCACCTTCTTCAAAACCGGCCTGACGGACGCTGCGGCGACCCAAATCGCCGTGGTGACAATACCCAACGCGGTTCATGGGGGTATTGTGGAAATCGAAGCCCTTGGAGTCCTTGGGGACGGCGATTCTTGTAGTGTGGCAAAGTATCAGGCTGCCTTTAGTCGAATCACCGGAGCCAATGCACTCAAGGTGCTCTCCGCGGCTGTCACCGAAGCGCATACGACAGGCGCAACGGCCAATGCCACGACCACCATCACGCTAGGAACCGTTACCGGTGCCGTTGGAGCATCAAATACCTTCGCCATCAATATCACGGTGACCCGATCCGCAGGCGCGTCCACCAACCATGTTGGGGTCGTCTCCTGCAAATTGCTGAACGCCTTCGCGTCCGGCTTGTCGATCGCACAAGGCTAATAGGTGAGGCATGTCTGACGGATATCGTCGCCAACGCGTCATCTACCAGGATGTCAGTGGGTCGCTGGTGGTCACAACGGCCACCACGACCTCGATCTTGGTCGCTCTGAAGGCGAATTACACCACGTACGTCCAGCGCATCGACATTCAGGTCACCACCGGGTCGGCCACGACCTGGAGTGTCCGAGATGACAACAGTACTGTTGTGGACTTGACAGGCACCCTCGATGTGTCCACAGCCCCGACGCATTTCCAGATCGATCTTGGCCCCATCGGTGTGCCCATCACCCAAGCAAAGAATCTCAAGCTGGTGATTGGGGCTGCAGGAGCGGCTGGGACGGTCTCATGGGACGGGTACCAGAAACTCACAGGCGTTGCAGGAGACCACTAAATGCGCCCATTCTGGTGGTTTGCGGTTGGTGTGGTGATTGGACGGCTGTTGCTCGTTCCTATCCTCGCTGACAATTTCCTGGCCAACGGACGGGACAGTGTGTCGGGCCTGCCCGTCCCCATCCAAACAGATGGTGCTAATGCACTGAAAGTGACGGGTCAATGATCAAACTCCTGCAATCGGGAGGAGCCGTGCTCGCAGGTATACTGTGCGCACTGCTCCTCTCCATTCCCGTCTCTGGCCAGAATCCCTCCCTCCTGTTTGGTCAATCCAGTGGGGTAGCTCAGGTCGTCAAATCGACCAGCAACGCCCTCTGGGTCTCGCTGCAAGCTGTCGCTAACGTGTTTACCGTGACACGCAATGCGTTAGGCACCACATCTACGGATGGTGTGGTGGTGCAAAACACCACAGCGGCGACTGGCGGCGTTCCTGTACAAATTTCTCCGAGAGTCAAACTGTGTGGAACGGCAGACAATACCTCAGCGGGGGATGTGAGTGAAACTGACTGTTTTATTGTGGAAACCTTGCCGGCAACCGTCGCAGGTGCAACCACCGCGCAGTTCAACGTCAGTTCGTCGATCGCGGGCGGCGCGTACGCAAACAAAATGTCGCTGACGAGCGGCGGGAAGGTGACGTTTGCCGGTTCCGTGACATCGCCTAGTATTGCTTTAGGAGGAGCAGGACAAACGAATGGGGACGTGCGGTTATCGTTAAATGGAGCGATTACATCTGACAATGGTTCTGGTGGAACCGCTTCTTTACTATATCTTAAGTCTGGTACTAATGTGATTACAATCGGTGATAGCGGAAATGCTATGAATTTAATCACATCAATGTCTTTGAATGGAACGCCCGCTATTTCGAGTACTGCGCCGACAATTTCATCGGGATTCAATACCACACCAACGATTACAAATGGTACAGCTTTTTCTTTTGCCATCAACACTGGAGCAACTCCTGCGACCAATACTGGAGTCATCGGTTTACCGACTGCAACTAATGGCTGGAGCTGCGCTGGACAAGATTTATCTGATGGTGGTTATGTGAATCAGGTAGCATCAACTGTAAGTAGCGCATCATTTAAGTACTACTCTCGAACACTTGGTACTGCTATCAATTGGCCAGCTTCGGCAACCATTGTGTTTCTTTGTGGCGGTCGATAATAAAGTATCTTTTCGTGATAGATGCTGGAACCTGACGCGTGCGTTCTCTCCTTGATCTCATCCATGATGCGAACAGCGGAAGCGACACCATTTACTTTCCGCTCACTAGCCTGGAGCATCTCAGAAATGGAGACTGGCCCCCGGGGCCTGTAGGCCCTCAAGGACCGCCCGGTGCGGGCATGATTTGGTTGGGGGCATGGAATGGGGCGGCCACGCGCATTCCCACCGGCAACACCGGCACCTTTGCCGCATAAAAGGACTTCACTGGCATGGCCAGCAACAAACTCTCTCGCTTCGGCCCGGTCGCCCTCAGCAACACGCTGACGACCAACATTCTCAACCCCGCGGCCGCAGGATCAGGCACCGGGTACACCCCCACAGCCTCCTATATCATCTTGCGGCATGTCCGCATCGTCAACAAGACCGGAGGCGCGGTGACCTTTAGTCTGTACATCGGGGCGACAGGCGCCAACGCCGCCGGTACGGAGTTTATCGGCACGGCATTGTCCGTTGCTGCGAATTCCGCCTACGATTGGTATGGAGCGGTTCGACTGGATGCGGCCGACTTTTTGGTTGGCGGCGCCAGTGCGGCAACCTCTCTGACCTTCACGGCAGAAGGCGAAATCGGCTTGTCGTAATGGCCACCACGTTTGCTGCTCTGACGACCAAGATTCGATTCCACCTCATCGAAGCGTCGGCCGTATACTGGACCGATGCGGAGATTGCGGGGTGGTTGTCGGACGGGTGTCAGGATTTGTGGCGGGCGATCAATGATCTCCATCAGGAACATTTCTGTACCATTGACATCACCAACGTCACGTACGAGATCGGGGCGACATCGCTCGCTGGTGTGCCGGCCGATGTGTACCGCGTCCATCTGATCGAGCCCCGGGACACCACGATCAACGCGGCCACCCGTAACATCCTCTTTCAGCCGCGCGACTACAATGACGCGAACTTCATTTACGCGCGCAGCCTTGACAACCAGGATCCCACACAAGCCCAGATTTTCTATTACTCCATTATCAATGCAGGACCGCCTGTTGGCACACCGACGGTCGTGGTCGCTCCTAAATCCACGGCCCAGATCCTCTTGCGGGTGATGTACGTTCCCGTCCTCGCTGCGCTGGACTCCTCCAGTACCAATCCCATTCCAGGCCAGTCAGACAATGCGCTCGTGGCGTGGGGTGTGGCCTATGCGCGTGCCAAGGAACGAGAGGATCGCAGTCCTGACCCTAACTGGCTCGCCGTGTACGCCACTGAAAAGCAGAACATTCTCACTTCCCTGACGCCCCGGCAGGATCAGGAACCTGATATTGTCCCGGGGGTGTTTGAACCGTACCAGTTATTCTAAGGATCATCATGGCCCATTCATGGGGACAACCCCACGGACAACTCACATCAGCCGCAGCCGACACGCCCCCAGCGCCCTTCCGCGCCAAGATTGCCCGCGAGAAAAAGGCGGGAGAGACCAAGCACGCGCCGGCCGGGCCTTCCAGCCATCCTATGCACAGTGAAGGTCGCCGGGCGGCGGGCAAGGACCAGCGGGGGCGGGCCAAGGAAGCGGCAAGCATCACCGGCCTGAAGCGGGCGTTTTCGTCCATGTCTGCGGGTGGTAAGGGTGCCGCAGGAGCCAACTTCGGTCCAACGACCGGGATGGGGCCGGAATCCAGCGGATTTGGTGGATAGCCCATGCTATTCTTGTGGCGGTTCTTCAGCCATCTGTGGCTCGCGGGGTCGCTCCTTGCGCCGGTCCAACGTCTCACCTTTGATGGGACAGACCAGGTGTGTACGGCGTTCGCCATTGAGGCCACGACCTGGGTCACGGCCCACCATTGTCTGACCACGGGAACCACGATGCGCATCCACGACCAAGCCGTGGACATTCTGGGGGAATTTCCCGACGCTGATATTCTGGTGTTGGAAGGCCCCAATACGCAGTTCTACCCCCTTGCGGCGGTGGATGTGCAGATTTCCGGTGCGGTGACGGTGATTGGGTACCCGTATGGAGTGGGACCAGTCACCACGCATGGCATGAAGGCGGCAAAGCCGTTGGAGACTCCTCTGGGTCTGCGGACGCTGTACGCTGTCTCGGTCAGTCCTGGCAGTTCTGGCAGCCCCATTCTCAATGCACGCGGTGAGGTGGTGGGCATTGTGGAGGGTGTCACCCCAAACAATGCCCTGACGGTGGGCATTCCCTACGATGTCACCGTGATGACGCTTCAACCCTTCCAGTAACCCATGCTCATCTACGTGCGGCACGGCGATACGGCCTTCAATGCTGGGGGTACTGAGGAACGGTTGCGGGGATGGTTACCCGTTCCCCTCACCCCCAAGGGCGAACAGTCCGCTAACCGTGCTGGACAGCGGCTACGGGGACTGGAACCGAACACGTTTGCCACCTCTGACCTCCATCGGGCCGCACAGTCCGCACACATCATCGGCCAACAGATCGGCCAACCGCCTGATCCTGATCCCGCCCTTCGAGACTGGAACACCGGAGACTTGGCTGGCCGGAAGTTTGAAGATGTCAAGGAGACGATTTTCCACTTGATCGACCATCCGGACAAGTCTGCTCCCGGCGGAGAATCCATCAACGAGTATCTGACCCGGTTCATCCCTGCCATGCGGACCAAGGTGGAAGATCCAGGAGTCCACCTCGTGGTCGGCCACGCGCGTGGGGGAATGGTGCTCCAGGGCATCGCATCTCCAGAAGGAGGAGTGGGCCAGGATCTGGACAAGCAGTTCCTGAAGACCCGCCCCAACTTCAGTCCGGGGGACATGCTGACCTTCCAGCCGACGTGGAAGATGAAGGTATTGAATGGCCACCAGGATCAGGAGCAGACCTGATGGGGGGCCAACTCAACGTGTACAATCTAGGGTCCAAGGGCGTCAATGTGGACACGTCCCCCCTGCACCTGGAGGACGGGGAGCTGACGCTGGCTCAGAATGTTATTCAGGATCCGATTGGGGGAAAGGGAGGGATTGTCAACCGGCCTGGACTTGCGGCGTTTAGTGGGAGCGCCGCCGCAGGGACGCTCGTAGGCGGGATTGGCGTACCGCTCTCGCAAGTGACGGCACATACGACATACATTGGGCGTCAGAACGCCGTTGGATGGTGGAAGTCCACCTCGGCGTTCACTACGACCGCGACACTCGTGTCGCTGCCAGCCCGAGCAGCGGATACCACCGACTTCACCAGCGATACCTATGAGGGCATTGCGGGTTGCTTTCTGAATGGGCAGTTCTACTACCCAGCCACTGGCTACTTGATCGGTACCGCCAATCCCTCCATTCGTGCCTTTGACGGCACGACTGACGTTGAAGTCGCACGGGTGGCTCCCCCGCCTGCCAATGGGTACACGATCTCCAATTATGGGATTGTCTCCATGATTGCAGCCAATGGGGTTGTGTACTTCATCACTCGGGATGGCGCCATTGCGACCCGTACTGGACGGGTGATGCAGCTCACACCAGCGACTGGTGTCGTCACCCAGCTTGGCTCCGACTTCACCGTGGCGAGTGGCCATACCCCTCAGTGTCTGTGTTGGCACGCAGGGCGTCTGTGGATGGGTACCTATGTTATCGGTGCGGCTGCCGCTGCCCATGTCTCGTACTTCCGTCCCGGTGTAGATACCGATTGGACGACGGAACACAATACCACCACCTGCCGCGCTGTCAGCGCCTTGACATCCTTCAACGGTGAATTGTACGTCGGCCTCACACAGGCTGGAGGAACGGCGGCGACCATTGAACGGCGCAGCTCTCTTGGCGCATGGACGGCTGCGGTCGATACTGGAGCCACGACCAATGAGGGAAATACCTACTCTGCTGGTGTGGTCATTGGATCGGCCATCTACCACGCCTATGTCGATGCTCTCGTACCCTCTATGGTCATCCGCAAGTACGACGGATCGTCATGGACCACGGCATTTACGGCGGCAGGGACCAACCGCAATCGTGTGGCTGTTCTCTCCACATGGAACAATATCACGTACGCGGCTGGCGGGACAGGGGGCAACCCCATCCTGCTGAGCACCCCTGATGGGACGACCTGGACTGATCGCAGCAGCAGCCTCGTGAATGCCGGAGCGGCATACGTGGTCCCGGCGATATTTGAGATTGGATCCTGATGTCCTTTACGTTATTGCAGGCGGGAACAGGGCTGCAATTGGTCACCAGTGCAGGAGTGATGGGATCTGCCTTGACACTGCCCACGAATATCACCCTGGACAGTACCAAAACCCCCCGGTTTGCCGTGTACGGGAAGTATGTGGTCATGGTGAACAGTCCCAGCCGCCCGCTGATCATTGACGGTACGGGAACGGTGCGGGTATTGACACCCATGCCCCCTAGCAGCACGCCCACACTGACGGCTACTGGGGCTGGTACCCTCTCTGGAACGTACACGGGGGTGGCTCAGACTTTTGTGGTCAAGGATAGCAGCGGAAACATCATCAGTGAGAGTGGGTACGGACCTGCCGCCACAGGGTCAGTCGCATTGAACAATAACTTTCTCAAAGCAGCCAATCTCACCCTGTCTGGAGACACCGTGACAGGCAGCCGCCTGTACCGTCCTACCACCCAGGGGACGATCTTGTTTCAATGGGTGGATCTGGATGGTAACACGCAAACCTCCGTGCAAGACGATACGAGCGATGCCGGAATCAGTCTCGTCGCTGCCCCAGTGCGAGGATCAGCCCCAGACCTGACCTTGATCGCGGAATGGCGCGCACGGCTGTTTGGGGTGAGCCGCACCGATGTGGATACCCTCCGCTGGACTGAGGCTGGTACTATGTACGCATGGGGTGCGGCAAATACGCTGCCTATTCCCCGCATTGGTGCTGACACACGAGGTATCACGGCGTTTGCTCCCCGCAGGGAATTTCTGGGAGTGGGACGGCGTAATCTGCTTCAAGCGATTGTGGGAACCAGCAACAGCGATTTTCGAGTACTCAAAATCAGCGACAATGTGGGCATTGAGTCTCAAGAGTCTGTTGTAGTGATTCGGGATACCGCCTTCTTTCTCTGGAAGGATGGGGTGTACACCTGGGGTCAGGATGGCGTGCAGTGTATCAGTGATGGCAAGGTGCGGAACTGGTTTGCTACGGATACCACATTTAATCGAGCTGTGTTCAACACCAGTTTTGCCCACTATGACAGCGTGAGGAATAAGTACAGACTGTTCCTGGCCGCAGCGGGTGGAACGACCATCAATCGCTGGGTCGAATACGACCTCACCGATAAAACCTGGTGGGGGCCGCACCGGACAAGTGCGTTCTCCCCCACGTGTGCCGTTGTGGTCCCGAATGCCAACGATACCCTGGTGCCGATGATTGGAGGGAGTGATGGCAATCTGTATCAAGAACAGGCCACGCGTACCGATGGGACCTCCACCGCCATCAGTTCCAGCTGGACCAGCAAGTTCCATGATGGCGGCACCCCTCATGTCGAGAAGTACTGGGATTTTCTGACGGTCTTGGGAGTTGTCCAAGCCGCGGGCACGGTGACGGTGACGCCCACACTGGGATATCTGAACAGCACTCCTGGCTCCTCTTTCACGTATGATCTGACCAAGGGCCGTCACCGTATTCGACGTCTCGGGGGTCCGGGGAAACTTGTGCAACTCAACTTTGCTCATGCCACGGTGGCCCAGGGCTGGTCCATCCTGGGATATGAGATCCCCTTTTTCGAGCTTGGGATTCGGTGATGACCGCCCGCGCGAAGCCCTATACCTTCTCTTGGCCCCTCACGCCGGATCAAGTCGAAGGGATCGACGAGTCTTTTCAGATCCTCTTTGATGATGTACGCAATGGTGCGCTGGGACTGACCGCTGCTCAGCTTCTGGCACTGCTCCAGACTGGGACGAACATCACCATTAGTCTTGCTGGGTCAAAGATCGTCATCTCTGCCACTTCCAGCTCACAGGGGTCAGGCCTCGATGGAATGGATGGAGAGGACGGTGTGGGTCTTCCAGGGCCACAAGGGTTGCAAGGGTTGCAAGGGTTGCAAGGACTCGCAGGAGCACCAGGACTCATGGGTCCTCCTGGAATGGACGGTAATAGCGGTGATGAAGCGACCAATTTTATGGGGTCACCAGTGCGCGCCCTTGGATGTGCCGTATACAAGAATACAACACAATCCATTGCCGCTGCGACCTATGTCGCGATTACATGGGAGGTCAACAGTTTTGATACCGGTGGCATTCATAGCACCTCAAGCAATACCAGCCGATTTTATGCTCCACTCACCGGGAAGTATATTGTACAAGGGTCGGTGGGGTTTATCACCAGCGGGTATACGACCACGGCGTTTAGTCAAGGACAAATAGGGCTGAAAATTCGCATCAATAATACGACTGATTCTCCGGGCTCTGGGATATTCATGCCAATTGCTAGTGGACTGAACTCACTGAACCAATGGGCCTTTTGTCTCTCTGTTGTCGATTTGGTGGCCGGAGACTACATCGAAATCTACGCCTATCAATTGAACGCGCTGGATAACACGAAAGCCATCAATGTCTATGGTGACAACACACCGGCAAACTATGTCTCTGGCGCTCGATTTATGTGGCTCGGGTGATGGGGCTGTCCATCAGTGATGGTAGTCGAAGCAGAAACATAGTACAATGTCAAGTGCAAGGATTATGCCATGTTGTTAGATGTCGGATCTAAGGCCAAGCCCAGTCTTCAGGGGTTGTCGTCAACGTCGGACTTCTTTCCTGGCGGTGGTGGTGGGTTTGGCGGCGTGCCTGCCGGTGGTTCGCTTGCCAGTGCTGGGTTTGGCGGCGTGCCTGCCGGTAGTGGGTATGGCGGATCGCTTGCCAGTGCGGGGTTTGGCGGCGTGCCTGCCGGTGGTGGGTTAGGCAGAATGCCTGCCGGAGCCCAATCCATTGCGGGACCGTACAAAGACCCCACAACCGGAGCGTCCCTGGACTATCCACTTGCTGGGGTGCCACCAGAACAGCAGTATGGGACCACTGCCGCCAAGCAAGCACAAGCCGAAGCTGAAGCCGCCCAAGCGGCCTTGTCCAGGCAGCAGGCTGGACAGGGACTTACTGCACAGACACAATCGGAACAGGCTGCCTCTGCTATGGCGACACAGCAGGCCGCCAGTGCCGCCGCTTTGCAGGCTCAGCGCGCAGCTGAGGCCCAGCAGGCATCAGAACGCGGATTCAATCAAGCGTCATCGTTCCTGTCTGCCACCCCTCAGAGTCAGTACGGAGCCGGGGGGCCGAGTGGCCCGAGCTTAGAAGACGCACAAGCGGCAGCATTTGCCCGTGCAAAGGATACGGCTGGGGCACTGGCTCGTGCCAGTCTGACGGCACTGAGAGAATCGGCCGCGAGTCGAGGAACCTTGGGCGCAGGGTTTGAGGGGGTCAGTGAAGCACAGAATGCCATTGCTCCGGCCATGAACACCTTGGGCAACCTCAACGCAAGCCAGCTCAGTGATGCCTATGCTGCGGCACAGCATCGTGCTGATATGCAGCAGCAGGGCCAAATTGCTCAACGTGGACAGAATCTGGGCATGGCCCAATCGATAATGGGCCTGAACAGGCTGTACTGATGCCCAGCAAGTTTTTGCCCAATCAGTCTACAGGATACAATGGACTGACCGGATCCCCTGCCCAATGGAAAGAAGGCCCTACCACAGGAGGGGAAACAGGCAGCGGCATGTGGGTAGACGCTCAGGGACAACAGATTCGAGATGATGCTATTCGTGCAACTGCACCTGATGTCACAACCACGACGAATGCTCCAAGCGTTACGGGATTGACCTCCAGTGCAACATCTGGTGTGGCGGGAGGTACGAGTGGAGGGGAAGACAGCACCCCAGGGGGAGGACCACCAGAAACCGTGGGAGCAGAAGGTACACAAATGTTGGCGGGAGCAGGAGGCTTGCGTCCAGGACTAGGCCAACGCATTTTTCCCCAATCCATTCAGGCACTTCAGGCAAGGATCTACTAACGTGCAAGCCATCAACGCTCTCCGCATCGGCCGGCCTGGCACGAATCTTGCTTTGCCGCGCGATCCTTCGGAGCCGTCTGATCCCTTGGGTGAAAACATGGCGTTAGCTCAACGAGCGCAGGATCGGGCACATGAATATTATGATCCGCTTGTGCAACAACTGGGCGTGGCGGGTGCCGAAGCCGCCCGACAGGCGTACTATGCCGAACAACAGGATCCTCAAGGGTTTAATGCACTCAATCAGGCATTGTATGAGAAAGGCGCTCGGGTCACCTCCGCTCCTGGACTGTCATCTTCCCCCATGGGCCAGCCGTCCACACTGTTTGCTCCCGGACAAACCAGTGCCGTACCCACTCCACCATCCATCAGCGCACTTCGTACCCGACGCGGCTATCCCGTTGGCGTTTCTCAACCCACACAGGAGATGCGAGGATCAGCATGACCGGGCCAGCATGGATTGCCTCTCTGACCGCTTCCAAGGGGCCTGGAACGCGCGCATTGGACGGGAGGCTCGGAAGCCCTACCCCGCAAACAATGGGGCCTCCTGCGCCGCCTAATGCCCTTGGACGCCCAGCCTCGTGGGGAGACAGTCCCGCGCAAGGTGGCACCACCAATGGCCCTGAAAGTGGATCGGGTGTTGGTAGTGTGCAGCCAGAAGCCATTGCGAGCATGTACAGGCAGGGGGGCATCAGTCCTGCAAGACCCATGCCAGCGTCCATCAGTGGCCTGTATAGGCCTGTAAAATCCATCCCCAGTCAGTCCGGGCAGTTTAAGCCAGGCGGCGGGGGTAGTATGGGACCATTTTAATATGCCTGACTACAGCGCCCTACAGAACATCCTGAATCCCACTCGGAAGGTCATCACCGACCCTACCGAAGCGGTGTCTACCCGGCAGGGGATGATTCCCTCGATGTCTCCAGAGATCGCGTTAGCGTCCCTGCGCGATCAGCGGAAGGGAGAATTGGAGGAGGCACACATCGCGGATCCTGGTAATACGCGTCTTGCCGGGTTATTGGGGATCCTCAAAGGGGATATCGCCAGTGATCCTTCTACCGGGGACGCCGCACGGAAGATCCACCAAGCCTACACCCAGTATGCGGATCCCGAGGCGACCTACACTCGTGAACACGTCGCGCGGGATGTCACGGCGGCCGAACAAGCCAAAGCCCATGCAGAATCATACGGAAAGGCGACAGGCAGTCAAGAAGCGGAATTGTCCGATCAAGGACAGGCTGTCGCCCAACATACCCTTGAACGCGCACAGACACTGAAACAGACACCCGTTCCCGTTCCAGGTCAGTACTCATTTCCACCAACCGGCAGTGCGGGCGGTGTGGGTGGTGTGGGTGGTGTGGGTAGTGTGGGTGAGACAGGTGGTCTGCCTCCCAATCTCAAACCCCTCTCTCAAAAAGAATCCGGATCGTTGGATGCACTCCACACCGCGGCCCCGCTCATTGGAGAACTGGAACAAACGCTTGGACAGGGTGATCAGGGAGGCAATGCCTTCTCTAACAGGTTGGCGTACTATGGGTACAAGGCGGGCATGGCGCCTGACACCATTCAATCCATCCCGGGTGTCAGTCCACACACGAACAAGCGTATTCAATTGGCCGGGTTGCTCCGCATTATGGGCGCTGCTCCGTACATGGCCGGCTCTCGCAGTTTTCAATTGCTCAAACAAGCTGAGGAGCATCTAACCGATCCCGGGGCAGCAGATGCACAAGTGTCGGCCCGGTTGCAGGAATTGAAAGCGTTGTGGCCTCGACTGCAACAGGAATTGATTCAGGCCCACATCTCTCCGGGGGCTCCCATCAACTTCGCTCCGTATTCATCGAGTGAATCGGATTGGCAGGATGTCAAGTAAATGCCTACACCGGGTCAAGTACAACACAACAGCAAAACTGGCGAGTACCGTCGGTGGACGGGGGACGCCTGGGAATCCCACCCACCCGCACCGCCCGTTGCGGAAAGTGAGCCAGGGACGTGGTGGGGTGGGTTTACCAAACACCTCCTGGAAAAAGAACCCGCCACGCTCGCAGCGTTGGGCGGGGGTGCGGCCATGGCGACCGGCGGTGCGGGATTACTTGGTCCGGCAGCGGTTAATGCGATCACGGCTGGAGCCCCGGCGGCCTCCATCGGCCTACAAAAATTATCCCAATTGCTGTACGGGGATCCAGTAGACCCATTGTCTGCGGGGGATGTGGCCACAGCGGCGTCTGGACCCCTGAGCGCGTATGGGGGCCCAGCGATCGGTCGAGTCGCGGGGCGCGTTGGTGCCTCTCCTGTCGCACAAAAGATTATTGGAGCGGCCGGCGGAATGTTGGCTGGCGGGACCGCGGGCCAAACCGTTGGACATCCCTTCTTGGGCGCCATGTTGGGAGAACAAGCTGGGCAACGCAGTGCTCCATATGTCGTCGGTCCAATCGCGCGGGGGGTAGAGTCAGTCGCTAGTAAGATCCAACCCGGTATTGTGACCCGATTGAAGGAGATGTGGGCGCCACAGCAGGCAATGGCCAGTACTGTGACATCCCCAGCAGAAACCGCAGCACTCAAGCTCAGCATTCGCCCCAGTCAAGAGATTCCCTATCGTGCGGGTGGATCAGTTCAGCCACTGACTCCGGAACCCCCATCGATTCAAGCGTTGAAGAACGCCGAGACGTTCGGCCGTGCCACCAGAGTGGGCGGACGGTACGGTCCAGAATCCACACCCCAACCCCTTCCTGGTATTGCTCGGCGTGGTGTGGAAGTGAGGCAGGCCCTTGAAGGGGAGCAACCCACAGGTCCTCGCTCCGCCAATGATATGTGGGCAGGGGGCACGTATGATCCAATTCTCCAGCAAGTGGCCAACAACGCTCCCATGAGTGAGATTCGCCCGGTGGCTCAGGATATCTGGGAGAACCAGGTCAATCAGCAGGCACTGGAACCCAGTATTCAAGTCCACGATCTTCTTCGCCGACAGGCAAAGAACCCTCCCGGCCCCGAATCCCTGATGTCCCTGTGGCCCAGGCAAACCCCATGACCCCCCAACGCGTCAATAATGTCCTTGCTGCGGCCGCGTTGCTGGTCGCTTTGGCCACATGGGCCATGGGCGCCATCCATGTATACACCAAAGAAGGTGTGGAAGCCACGTCACGCATCACTAAAGTGGAAGTCAAGCAAGATGATGCGGAAAAGCGCCTCGACCGCATGGAAACCAAACTCGACTATTTGGTCGAGAAGCTGAAAAAGTGGTAAACTGGGTTATGAAACCGTGGTACCTCTCCAAGACCCTCTGGGTGAACGCCCTGGCTATAGCGATCTATGCCATCAAGGTGTATTTCAAGATCGACGCCATCCCCGCGATTGACCCGTCTGCGCTCGCCTTCGTCAATCTGCTCCTGCGGGTCATTACCAGCAAACCGCTCACCACGTAAATGTGGCGGTACGTCCAAAGTACCGGCAGGCTCTACCAGAACAGTACCTACATTTCTGTCGGGTACTCCGGCTTTGGGATTGGGCGCAACAACCCACAGGAACAAGCCACGCCTAACGTCGGGCCGATTCCCTGCGGACAATACACGATTGCCCCACCTGTGGATCTTCACGTTCCTGGCCCACACGGTCCCTTTGTACTGCCTCTGCTTCCCAACCCAGCCAATGAAATGTTTGGCCGGAGTGGCTTCCTTATTCACGGGGATGCCATTCATCATCCTGGCGATGCCTCCCATGGGTGTATCATTCTCCCTCGCGCTACCCGTGACTATCTCTGGGCCTCCGGAGACCGAGCCCTGCTGGTCGTCGCACGAGAGGCCGCAGCCACAATATGTTAAGGGGACTAAACACATCGCCCTCAAACTGTTAGGACCATAAGGTTCTCCATCCCCAACCATCCCATCGTGCATGAGCGTTAACGATAACTGCCTTAACTTGAAATTGTCCTAGAACGGCACACGGATTGCTTGTGGAAACTCAATGCCCAAACCCCGAATTGTGTTGTATGACCTAGAGACATCACATAATCTGGCGGCGGTGTTCCAGCTCAAGCAGCAAGACAACTACATTCCCTACGACAACATCATTCAAGAACGATACATTATCTGTGCCTCGTGGAAGGTGCTGGGGGAAAAGGCTGTCCATGCCGTGAGTGTCCTGGATGATCCCAAGCGGTTTGCCAAGCACCCACAGGATGACTTCCATGTCTGTACCGTCCTTCACCAGGTGCTCTCTGAATCCGATGTGATCGTGGCACATAATGGCGATCAGTTTGACCAGAAGTTTGTGGCCGCACGGTTTCTCATCCATGGCTTAGACCCCCTCCCGCCCATCACTTCCATCGACACCCTCACCGTCGCCCGCTCCCGCTTCCTGTTCAACGCCAATCACCTGGATTACCTCGGCAACATCCTCAAAGTCGGACGCAAAAAGCCGACCACCGGAGGATTGTGGCTGCGGGTGCTTAAGGGTGATGCCTCAGCCGTCAGGGAGATGGTGAAGTACAACAAACAGGATGTGGCACTATTGGAGCGTGTCTTCCTCAAGCTTCGCCCCTACATGGCCAACCATGTCAATCGGGAGTTGTATGGAGAGCAGGGCTGTCCACGTTGTGGATCCCGTCGGGTGCAGGCGCGTGGCCTCCATCGCGCCATCAGTCGAGCCTATCAGCGGTGGCACTGTCAAGCCTGCGGTGGGTGGTACAAGAGCGTCAAAGCCGACCCCATTCGTACCACAAAGCGTACGCTCTAGGTCCGTATGGACCAAACCTTTCTCAAACTCGTTCCCCAACGCCACGATCAGGACTGTCTAATCTGCTGCTTGGCCATGCTGCTAGGCACCTCCTACGAGGCGACCCTGCTTGCGGTGAGCAAGGTCAAGCCCGACTCGGGCACACACGGATTGTACTGGACAGATGCACGGAAAGCGGCCAGGAAGTTAGGGTACAAGGTACGAACAGTACGCACCAAGCGAACGTACCCTAGTCTTATCGGCGTCTTAGACTGCGTGCCAACACGGGTCGATCAGCTGCACCACGCGGTGATGATTCTCCGTGGGGTGGTGGTGGATCCACACAATCAGTCGGTGTGGGATGATTGGGAGGTGTACCTGGAGATGGAGGGGTACCATGCAGGGTCGGTACTGATTCGGGCATCCTGACCCACGGATGCTGTTCAATATCACATTGTAGCTCTGCCAGAATCCGCCATGCAGCCTTCGCCAAGTGTCGGCCCCCATCCATGTCGTATCGGTGTCCCTGTCCGTGATCAAGGAGATGCCGAACGGCGGCGTTCATCTGATCCGGGGACTTGTCCCGTGACCAGTACATCGGTTCACCGGGATTGTGTTGCTGACTGCCGAGACGACTCACTTCCGACACCGCACGCAAGGCATCAGGGAAGTACATCAGAACCCCGGACCACACAGGGTACAATTTACGCTCGTCGTCGCGCATCCGCCCACGCCTCCAGCGCTGGAAGGTTGAAAAACACCGGAATCCCTTGATCCTCGGCAAAGACTTTCTCTGATCGGGCCCCTTGAGACAATTCCCAGTGCGACATCAGGAGGAGTGCATCACACCGGGTAATCAACACCATATCCCCCTCCAACCATGTCTCGTCATTCAAGGCCCCTTGGTACGGCGCGGTGTTGAGGTGTGGACAGAGACAGGTAAACCCCGCTCGCCAGACATCCAATGCCGCTTTGGCAGCCAAAAAAATGTTCATGGATATCTGCCACGCATCGCGGCCACGAAACGGGCCAGCCACGTAGATCACCAGCGAACGACGCGTCACCGTAGATACCACAACGCGGCACGGGCCAGTCCATAGCCCATGGCCCACCCTACAAGTGACAAGAGTATCGCATTTCGCACACCACGCCAGAAATTCATGTCCATTAGGGTACCGTAATTTTAATGGTCACCGTGATGGATGTCGGAGCCGCCGGCGCAACACCAGGCGTGTACGCACAGCAGAAAACACGCAATACACCCAAGAACATTTGTGTGTAGTTATCAATGCATATCTCCCCAGGAAATGCCTCGTTTCCCAGCTGATCCAATGCTGAGATGATTGCCCATTCCCCAGCCCGGATCCAGCGGCAATTGTGGAATGGGTTGCTCCATTTCTGCCTGCAATCGCTGATCCACCACATCCGCTAACGCAACGGGACACTCGCACAGGATCTCATCATGGATGAACAGACGGAGATAGGGTCCTATCGGCGTTCCGCCCCACAGCCGCTTCAACACCTCTCGCCCAATAAAGGCTGCCATGTGTTGGGGAACAGACGCAATGAGCGCCTTTCCACTGTCCCCTAATTTTGACACCCACCGGCCGTCCACCTTCGACCAATCCCGCACGCGGAAAAAGCGCATCACGAACCCGCTGGGGGCCCGGACGTACCCGGTTTGGTCCACTTGCACAGTCAATCGCTCGTGCCACTGGGGGATTTCGGGGAACAAAGCGAAATACGCCCCTTGGCGACGTGACGCCTCCTGCTTGGTCGTGAAGGTTTCAGGGTATTCCTCAAAGATTTTGGCCGGGGTACCTGCGTAATTGGACAAATGCACGACCCTCTTTGCCACGTCACGCTCGGATGGGAAACGAGCCTTGAGACTGCGGAAACAGGCACGCAAATCATCGTCTGACCACCGCAAATCGGGCAAGTCAGCATCAGCGATCATCCCCGCTGGACGAAGAATCCCATGAGCCATGAAGTAGTCATGAACACCCAATTTGGCCAACCGTGTGTACTTCGACGATCCCGCTAACCATCCCACCAGCACCGCCTCGATGCCTGAAAAGTCTCGGGCGACGAATATGTGGCCAGGTGGGGCCACAAACATCTCCTTACAGTGTCTGGCCAAGGAGGACAGCGAGTATTCACCGCGCTGAGTCGAGGGGCCTTCGATCATCGTGGGAGGTTTTGCAAATTTGGCGCCCGCATACTTGTCCGCAGCGTAGAGGGGGCGTTGGTAAATTGTGCATGAACACGGCCATCGATGCCCACGCGAAATCCCCCGACCAACGCCCCATCGACCACTTTCCCAATGTACGTGCCCGATAGCTTCCCCAACTTGCGATCGTCCATGATAAGGGGGTACAAGGGGTCCGTGTGGTACTTTGCCCGCAGCTTCTTCAGCGCCTTGATGTCAGTCGTGGGTTTCCGCTGCTCCCCTTTCCCCACCATGACCGGTTGCTGACCCTTGAGCTTCTGGTAGACCAGGATTTGCTTGGGACTGGGAATGAATGGCTGACGACGAACCCACCGGAGAACACCTTCCTGTACAGTACGTACTGTACAGGTACTACACGGATTGTCTTTTTTCTTGTACAGTTTGAAGTGGGGCTTCTTGGGGTTAAGGAGACCACACCCCGAGCACCGTTTCACTGTTTGGGCATTGAACAGATGTTCAGCCAGTACCTCCCCAGGTTCGAGGAGACCGCGCAAGGTATCAAGGTCGGGGGTGCGGACATACCCCTGCTTCGGCTCCATGCGACACGCCTCAGGCGGTACCACCTGTTGCATTTTGGCGCGACACTCCTGTTGAAGGTCGGTCAGTTCTTGCGCGAACTGGAAGCGTTTTTGAGCATCAATCGGCATCCCCGCCGAGGACATCGCCGTCCAGATCACATCCAGCGCGAGGATCTGGCCCTCATACACCCCCCACAAACCGTGTGCCTTCAAATCCTTGCAGATTTTCAAGTGGTTGACATCAGCGGCATAGGCGTCTTGTGCATTGTAGTGCGCGGGCTGGGTGCTGCTGGTGTGTTTCCACATGGCCAGCCGAGGGTTAAGGAAACTGGCGACATGACCAAGCGAGCGGCGCAAATCGCTGTTGAGCACATGCCAGGATTCCATTCCATCATGCTGTACCCCACCAACGCGCATCCCCGAAGCCAATACGCGAGGAATGTCAAACGACTTATTCCACCACAGTTTGTCGTAGGGGCTTTCCAGGAGCCGCAGATGCGCCAGGTGGTAGGGACCGGCCCATGGCATGCTTAGGACGTGTGGACCTGATTCATCGTGGTAGCTGTACCCACACCGCAAGATTGTATAACTGCGGTCCTTGATCTCTTCCTCGACCGGGTCTTCCAGCTCGTCCTCGGCCGCGTCCTTGTCAGACGTTTCAATATCGCACGACAGATGGGACACCACACCACGGGGTACGGCTGCAAGGTACGACTCAACCCACGCAAGTGCGTCCGCTGGAGTGGGGTCAAGGACGTAGAATGCCGTGTCAAGATAGCTAAAGCTGTCTCGGGCGATTTCCACTGCTTTGGTAAGGTCATGGATGAAGACCGCGGTTAACGAGGTTTGACCCCGGAGGATGCGTGCGGGGTGAATCGTGGGGACGACCCATGTCTTCCACCCATCCGGATGAATGTATTCATGGACGTATCCCCGAGCATCGTCAACGCCCACAGGGCAATCGGGCAGCATTCGACGTGTAGCCACGCTTCCACAAGCCAGCACAGCCCGAGGACGCATACGCTCAATCTCAGCCGCCAAGTACTGGTGGCACCGTGCCAGCACCTCCTCGGTGTAGGATTGTCCCGAGAGATGGTTGTTGGGAGGACGGCACCAGAGGACGTTGGCGATGCGAAAGTCGTCTCGCACATACCCAGCACGCTGGAGCATGGTGCCAAACTGGAAACCGGACTTGCCGATGACGGGGGTGCCTTCACGACTCTCTTCTTCTCCTGCCGCTTCGAGAACGACGAGGACACCATTCTTGCCGGTTCCGGCAGCGGGCACGAATCCAAACCCAGGGACAGGGCAGGGCCAAGCATATCCCGGACATCCCTCACATTGAATTCCTTTAGGCAACATGGATATGGTTACGGTTGGGACGCACGACGCATTACCACCACTCGACGACGGTCATCGCCGCACGTGTACGTCCTGTTGATCCCGCAATTCCCCCAACATCTCAGCCCGATATCGCTCAGGATCCCATCCCTGTACTTTCTGGTGCTGTTTGATCCGCAAGTGCATCTGATGCAAACGAAGCATCATCCGCTCACGCTGGATGAAACAGAAGTCTTCGAACTGGTCGTCGAACACCGCATTGGTAATCATCTCAATGTCCATTCCCGCTTCCCATCACCTGCACATCGTGTACCGCTGGCGTAGTGATGGCCACCTGTCCCCAACGATTCCCTTCCCTTTCACTCATGCTTCCGTCAAACTGCAGCTGAGCCGTGATCTCCAGTGTCACAAAATCAAAGGGATGACCAAAACCACTATCAACCGGGAAGTTGAACCCACCGGCAAATCGCTGCAAACAGTCAGTAATGCGGGCCTGATACATGGGTTCGTCCCAATCAAGCACGCGCTGATGAAGCACCCCGGTGAGTTTACCCACTTGGAGTTTCCAGTAATCGGCAGTCGTGGCTCCTGGGGCATCCACTTCGAAGGCAAAATACCCTTCCTGAAAATGGACATAGCCCAAGGTCTCTGGTTGCTGGAGCCAGACCGGAGCCAGCTGGTCAGTGAGGAATTGGACATCGGCTGGGCTCAACCACAGGCTCAGCTCCCAGCCGACACAGAACATAGGAACAACCCCCACGAGTCGGGGCAACACGAGGAGGATGTTCGTAAGGGTTTCCTGCACCGTACGTACTGTACTGCTGCTCGTTGGCTTGGCAGACAGCATGACACACGGATACCCACCATCCGCGATAATTTCTTGGCAGAGGACTGCGAACCGCTCCGGGCTGACCCCTGCGTCTTGAGCGTCCGGCCACGACAGCAACCAGTGCGTGTAGACTCCGAGGTACACACGCCTGATATGTGCGCGCGTGTCAGGATCGTAGAGATGGTAGAACCAGCTGAGGAACAGGGCAGGGTCTGCTGCCCCGCCAGGCACCGCCGGAAGCCCCGGAATTCGCATCCCACACATATTGGCGTTCCAGTACCGGGGCGCTGGCCGGAACGCCTTACGAAAAGACTCAGCGGTGAGGGTCACCGTGAGATTGTTCGCGTTTCCCAAACGAAGGTAGTACGGTCCCTCTGGAGGGGCTGTATCAGAGCCGGTGATGCGATACCCATTGGTGAGAAAGGTACACAGGTCACCTGCATTTCCTGGCATCTGATGGTTGGTATAGCCATTCCCATCAGTATACCGGCTACTCACCCACCCTAACACGTCATTATTGATGGTCACCTCCATGTTGGGGATGGGAGTGCCAGCCTTGTCATGAACGGTCACTTCAATAATCATAAACCTTCATCTCCATGTCCAGATGTCACTTGAATAGGGCGGCGCATCCTCATCTCCAAACAGGACGAGCATACAATCCTTCGGATACAACCAGTTTGGCTTGTCGGGGATGAACGGGATCCGTCCATTCAAAAACAGCACCCGCACGCCATACGCTCCATGAATGTAATCGCGAAACCAGTTGCTCCCAACAGAAGCCGGGACGAGGAAGGCGATTTTCGCGCCCTGTCGCGAGGCTTCCAGACACTTCTTCGCCCACGGGCCAATACTGGCGTAGGGTGGGTTAAGCCACCCCCAGTCCGATCCACATTGCCGTTTCCATGCCGCAGGGGGCTGTGAGAGGGCATCGTTGGTGATCATCCAATAACGTGAAGCTTTGTGGTTAGATAGATCCGCGGCGAAGTCGAAAGCAAAACGATCAATTGACAAGAGTGACTTCACTGCATTGATGAAGATCATTGGTGTAGCGTAGTCTTGCTTTGAACGATGAGGCCGCTGTTGAGGCACCGTCATCACGTCTCCTGCACCGGGGCATAGGCTCGATATTCCATGTACGCCTCTATGAACGCTTGTGCGACTTGCGGCACGATAGCATTGCCGTAACCCCGCAATCGTCCCATACGCGCGGGTACCCCATAAGCCAGCGGGAATGTGCCGGATTCAACTGGCCGCGATCTGTTGTCAATACAGGGGATCCAGTCACACGCAGTCCATGCGTGATCTGGTAGTCGAGACTGTCGCCGATCTTGTCCGGCCGACGACGAGCGCGACTGACACCCTGTCCTTTGTAGTCTCGTGCCAGTCGAGTCTTGCGACTGTTCTGTGAGTCGCCGACCTCGTTGTAGCCCTTCTGGGCGGGTGTCCCCGCCATTGGTGCCGGCCACCCCGCAAGACTGGAAGCCTGACCGAGAGTCATCCCAAATCCGTTGCCGTTCTTGTGTTGGGCCTTCAACGTCACTCGACGCCTTTGCCACGTTGTATCTCCGTCGTTTTGTGGTCCTGCGTTGGGAGTCGGCCACGATGTCAGCATCACAAAGTCTTGAAGGTTGCTGCCGTGTCGCGTCGTACCGACTGCCTGCTTGGCTTGCCCTCCACGATGGGCGTCGTGTACTTGAGTGGTCGGCCACGAAGTACAATCGTTGTCGGATATGCGGTGCCCCGACGCTGTGTGCGCCCAATATAACCGTCCCAACGGCGTAGTCTTCTCCCTCCAAGTCTCCCGAAACAAGATCGAACCACGTAGTTGCATTTGCAACTTGTTCACCAAACACGACTGAAGGGCGACACTCACGGATGAGATTGAACCAGATGGGCCAGAGGTGCCGTATATCGGCAAATCCTTTTTGCCTGCCCGCCGCCGAGAACGGCTGACACGGACAACTGCCGGTCCAGACGGGACGGTTATTGGGCCATCCAGCAAGCCGCAGCGCATAGGCCCAGCCGCCGATTCCCGCGAAGAAGTGGCAGTGGGCGTACGGCGCGAGATCGCTTGGTGCGATATCTGTGATAGATCGGTCATCCACGTCTCCATCGGGTAAGGCACCTTGTCGAATTAACTCACGCAGCCACGCCGCTGTCTTGGGATCGTTCTCATTGTAATAGGCGACCAACATATCGTCATCACGTCTCTTGGACAGGGGCATACGCCTCACCGCGTAATCCCGACAGTGACGCCACGGCATTGCGGGCAGTGAACGTCTGTGGTTTCTGACGCACGAGAAATTCCCGCTGTCGATCCTCAGACCAGTCACCCGGTGGCAACGGGCGTAGCTGTGGATCGGTACGCAACCAGTACGACTTCGCCGTTCCATCAGGTTCTGGTGTAGAGTTCAGCACGCGAATCATCACCAACGGTTCATCGCCCGGTACGTCAACCTGATACAGATCACCAAAACCATCGCAGTGGACAGGCAGTGCACCACTCTCTCGCACAAAGCGTTCCTCTCCGAAGCGCGCCAACATCACCCGCCGGACTTCCGCGTTGGGTTCTGCAAGGATCTCCGCTGGTGTCAGTGTCGCGGGTGTCTCGACCACGCGTTGAGACACACGGACACCGTGTATCGCCCACACACCCCAACCATCAGGCCAGACGATGGCTGGACCATCATTGCAATGCAAGCGGTGTGACCCCCAGCCACGAGGATGTGCCGGGTCCACGAGTTCACGATGAATGATCAACGGACGTTCGCATACCATGATGAAGTCACGATGCGGCCACCACCAGCACGCCGATTCCAGCGCGTGCTCGTAGGCCTTCCCGCGTGCCCACAGATCGCCCAGCAGTTCGAGATGACAGACTTCACGAAAAAAAGAGGTCCATGCACCGCCCCAGTACCGCCCACTACCAACCCAAAATTGCCCTCCTAAATAGTTAGTCCAAGTACGTTGTATTGTGTCCCGGACCGCGTTGCGAATTACGTTGCCAACCGCGTCGCCAACCGCGTCGCCAACCGCGCCGTGAACCGCGTCGTCAACCGCGCTGCCAACTGCGTTGTGAATCGCGCCGCCAACCGCGCCGTGAAC